TTACCCATTGGCGCGGCTTAAGAGCTTATTTTTGAATTCACAATGGTCACGATATAACCATCTTGCTCGTCCGTGGATAACTTTGGCTTTAGGCAGGTCGCCGGACTTAATCCGGTCATAGATGAAGGTCTTACCGAAGCCAGTATCAGCCATGATGAATTTCAAATCAACCAGTGAATCAGGTTGTAGTTCGTGTTGCATGAGTGCTATCTCCGAATATGGAATCGAACCTGCAAATCAGGCAATAAAAAGCCGCATTGATGCAGCAATGGTAGGTCTGGATATCTTGAGAAATGAACAGGCCTCATCGAGTGTGAGGCGGGTTAGTCCTTGCGTAGCTCGCTGATTCTTCTGTAAGTCTCTGGTGCTTTGTTCCCGTACGTCTTCATTTCAGACTTCAACAGAGCAACGAGTGAATCCCATTCGTTGAGGATTCCTTTGAATGCCGGAACGCGCTTTGCAACCTTGTCGAATGAATCTCTGATTTCTGGAATCTGCTCAACAAGTGCAACGCATCGCCGAAAGTCTGCTGCGTCATGGGGAGCGCCGAAGTGATGACCATAGATATTCTTTTTCAGGCCACATGCGATTGAGGCAAGAGTTGCGCTACTGATGCCGACATCGCCAGTTGATTGCCATTTCAAAACCTTCATAGCCAAATCTGACATTTCTTGTCTCCATAAAACAAAACCCGCCGTAGCGAGTTCAGATAAAAGAAATCCTCGTCAGTGCGAGGATGCTGTTCATTGCTGCTATACACTTTTTTGCTCTCAACGTAAGCGGTAGCCCATTCTGTTGGGTTGGTCAGTTGCTTTTAGGAAATGCTCTTTACCCCTTAAATGTCGGCTGAAAGAGCTAAAATCCATGCAAAAAATTTACGCAATTTTGTGTATTATTGTGCAGTAAGTAATGAGCTATTTTCTGCGCAAAAAATGGATGGTAAATTTGTCCGGGGCAGGAAAAATTTTATGGGCGCTAAACATGAAAAAAGATTCGTATCCTTATTTGATTTGCATGACAGTTTCAGGGCTGATCTTTATTTTCCTTTTCTTCTGGTGGCGGGCAGATATCTACAGGGTCACGTTTCTTAATCAGAGTATATCCCACTATTACATTCTGTTTAGCATGGGAATAGCTTTTCTGTTATCTCTGTTTTGGGTTAAGAAGGGGATAGTAAAACAAAGCGGCTGGAAGAGTCTGTCAGCATACCTTAAGGTTTATGCAGGGATATGCATATTTTCTGGATTTTTTCTGATTATACCCCTTACAACACTAACTTATTTTTTGCCTGGAGAGACATCGTCTTATGTTGCACCGTATCGGTATACTTCCGGTAGTTCAAAAAGTTGTTCTGGAGCTGAGGTGGATGACCCCGATCTACATGAGGATATTCGCATTTGCTATCCGTATGGCAATTATGAGTACGATAATATTATCTATGTTGAAAAGAAAATTAATACATTAGGTGCGGTAGTGACATATGCACAGACCACGCGTGATGATACTGAATGAGATAGTATATAGCGGGCAAGTTTTAGTTAATTTATCGAGGTAATATAATTTACCTCGACTCGTTTATTCTGGTATGAATATTTCGCTTTACGATCGATTTTTATCTGATGATATCATGCGGTTTTCATATACTGACTTACTGTCTTTTCTCCGTTAGCGATTTTCTCCTGCTCAGCGATGATTTTATCTTTGACTTCTAGTTAATTTCGCTCACTTCGAACCTCTCTGTTTACTGATAAGTTCCAGATCCTCCTGGCAACTTGCACAAGTCCGACAACCCTGAACGGCCAGGCGTCTTCGTTCATCTATCGGATCGCCACACTCACAACAATGAGTGGCAGATATAGCCTGGTGGTTCAGGCGGCGCATTTTTATTGCTGTGTTGCGCTGTAATTCTTCAATTTCTGATGCTGAATCAATGATGTCTGCCATCTTTCATTAATCCCTGAATTGTTGGTTAATACGCTTGAGGGTGAATGCGAATAATAAAAAAGGAGCCTGTAGCTCCCTGATGATTTTGCTTTTCATGTTCACCGTTCCTTAAAAACGCCGTTTAACATGCCGATTGCCAGACTTAAGTGAGTCGGTGTGAATCCCATCAGCGTTACCGTTTCGCGGTGCTTCTTCAGTACGCTACGGCAAATGTCATCGACGTTTTTATCCGGAAACTGCTGTCTGGCTTTTTTGATTTCAGAATTAGCCTGACGGGCAATACTGCGAAGGGCGTTATTATGTTCTATTGTCATATTGGCCTCACACTTCGAATGCCAGTTGAGGGGTAAAGACGTCCCGTTCAGCGTTGTAATTAAGTGAACTGGCACTGTTGAATGATTCAATGCGTTCCACAAGAACTTGCGTACGGGTTTCTTTACTTGCGGGAGCATATGGCGAACCTACCCAGGATTTGTCGATGCCTATATTTCTTGCGACGTTCGTGCTGTCTGCAGACGAAAGCGGTACATGAGTAAAAATGTCTTTATTTAACATCCGTAACCCATGAATCTTGGTGATTGGGTAGCCGTACTGATCTACAACATGACGTATAAGATCGCGTAGTTTAGCCCGACACGCTCTCGGTCGTTTTGCATCGTATTCCCCCATCGAGCCGATGCAGACGCGGGGAAACTCATGGCACAGACGAATAAATCGCTCATCTGGTTCGTTCATGTGCCACACCGGAGCACCAATAAATTTACCGTGAGGCCATGCCGCAATCAGGGCGTCATTCTCTTCACTGGTTCCGCCGATAACATCCGGGATAACCGCGAATGAGAAACGAGGGTGATTGCCCCAGCGTTCAACAAATCTGTAATATTCATTCCAGTCTACGGCCTTGTTTTTTGTCCAGAATGTGAATGCACCATTATCAAGAGCAAATGATTGGGTGACTTCGGAAGCCAGATCAATCTGAGCTGGATTAGCAAAACTGATGAATGCGTGTCTGCCTTTCCAGGCTTTCAACGCACAGGTATCGGGAGTTATTGGACCACCGTGAAAATGAATCATACACTCTCCCGTTTATTATTTATCTCCTCAGCCAGCCGCTGGGCTTTCAGCGGATTTCGGATAACAGAAAGGCCGGGAAATACCCAGCCTCGCTTTGTAACGGAGTAGACGAAAGTGATCGCGCCTACCCGGATATTATCGTGAGGATGCGTCATCGCCATTGCTCCCCAAATACAAAACCAATTTCAGCCAGTGCCTCGTCCATTTTTTCGATGAACTCCGGCACCATCTCGTCAAAACTCGCTATGTACTTTTCATCCCGCTCAACCACGACATAATGCAGGCCTTCACGCTTCATCCGCGGGTCATAGTTGGCAAAGTACCAGGCATCTTTTCGCGTCACCCACATGCTGTACTGCACCTGGGCCATGTAAGCCGACTTTATGGCCTCGAAACCACCGAGCCGGAACTTCATGAAATCCCGGGAGGTAAACGGGCATTTCAGCTCAAGGCCATTGCCGTCACTGCATAAACCATCGGGAGAGCAGGCGGTGCGCATACTTTCGTCGCGATAGATGATCGGGGATTCAGTAACATTCACGCCGGAAGTGAACTCAAACAGGGTTCTGGCGTCGTTCTCGTACTGTTTTCCCCAGGCCAGTGCCTTAGCGTTAACTTCCGGAGCCACACCGGTGCAAACCTCGGCAAGCAGGGTGTGGAAGTAGGACATTTTCATGTCAGGCCATTTCTTTCCGGAGCGGGGTTTTGCTATCACATTGTGAACCTCTGAAGCGGTGATGACGCCGAGCCGTAATTTGTGCCACGCATCATCCCCCTGTTCGACAGCTCTCACGTCGATCCCGGTACGCTGCAGGATAATGTCCGGTGTCATGCAGCCACCTTCTGCTCAGTGGCTTTCTGTTTCAGGAATCCAAGAGCTTTCACTGCTTCGGCCTGTGTCAGTTCTGACGATGCGCGAATGTCGCGGCGAAATATCTGGGAACAGAGCGGCAATAAGTCGTCATCCCATGTTTTATCCAGGGCAATCAGCAGAGTGTTAATCTCCTGCATGGTTTCATCGTTAACCGGAGTGATGTCGCGTTCCGGCTGACGTTCTGCAGTGTATGCGGTATTTTCGACAATGCGCTCGGCTTCATCCTTGTCATAGATACCAGCAAATCCGAAGGCGAGACGGGCACACTGAATCATGGCTTTATGCCGTAACATCCGTTTGGGATGCGACTGCCACGGCCCCGTGATTTCTCTGCCTTCGCGGGTTTTGAATGGTTCGCGGCGGCATTCATCCATCCACTCGGTAACGCAGATCGGATGATTGCGGTCCTTGCGGTAAATCCGGCATGTGCAGGATTCATTGTCCTGCTCAAAGTCCATGCCATCAAACTGCTGGTTTTCATTGATGATACGGGACCAGCCATCAACGCCCACCACCGGAACGATGCCGTTCTGCTTGTCAGGGAAGGCGTAAATTTCTTTCGTCCACGGATTAAGGCCGTACTGGTTGGCGACGATCAGCAATGCGATGAACTGCGCATCGCTGGCATCACCTTTAAATGCCGTCTGGCGAAGAGTGGTGATCAGTTCCTGTGGGTCGACAGAATCCATGCCGACGCGTTCAGCCAGCTTCCCAGCCAGCGTTGCGAGTGCTGTACTCATCCGTTTTATACCTCTGAATCAATATCAACCTGGTGGTGAGCAATGGTTTCAACCATGTACCGGATGTGTTCTGCCATGCGCTCCTGAAACTCAACATCGTCATCAAACGCACGGGTAATGGCTTTTTTGCTGGCCCCGTGGCGTTGTAAATGATCGATGCAGAGTGATTCAAACAGGTGCTGGGGCAGACCTTTTTCCATGTCGTCTGCCAGTTCTGCCTCTTTCTCTTCACGGGCGATCTGCTGGTAGTGACGCGTCCAGCTCTGAGCCTCAAGACGATCCTGAATGTAATAAGCGTTCATGGCTGAACTCCTGAAATAGCTGTGAAAATATCGCCCGCGAAATGCCGGGCTGATTAGGAAAACAGGAAAGGGGGTTAGTGAATGCTTTTGCTTGATCTCAGTTTCAGTATTAATATCCATTTTTTATAAGCGTCGACGGCCTCACGAAACATCTTTTCATCGCCAATAAAAGTGGCGATAGTGAATTTAGTCTGGATAGCCATAAGTGTTTGATCCATTTTTTGGGACTCCTGGCTGATTAAGTATGTCGATAAGGCGTTTCCATCCGTCACGTAATTTACGGGTGATTCGTTCAAGTAAAGATTCGGAAGGGCAGCCAGCAACAGGCCACCCTGCAATGGCATATTGCATGGTGTGCTCCTTATTTATACATAACGAAAAACGCCTCGAGTGAAGCGTTATTGGTATGCGGTAACGCCGCGCTCAGGCGGCTTTGATAGTCATATCATCTGAATCAAATATTCCTGATGTATCGATATCGGTAATTCTTATTCCTTCGCTACCATCCATTGGAGGCCATCCTTCCTGACCATTTCCATCATTCCAGTCGAACTCACACACAACACCATATGCATTTAAGTCGCTTGAAATTGCTATAAGCAGAGCATGTTGCGCCAGCATGATTAATACAGCATTTAATACAGAGCCGTGTTTATTGAGTCGGTATTCAGAGTCTGACCAGAAATTATTAATCTGGTGAAGTTTTTCCTCTGTCATTACGTCATGGTCGATTTCAATTTCTATTGATGCTTTCCAGTCGTAATCAATGATGTATTTTTTGATGTTTGACATCTATTCATATCCTCACAGATAAAAAATCGCCCTCACATTGGAGGGCAAAGAAGATTTCCAATAATCAGAACAAGTCGGCTCCTGTTTAGTTACGAGCGACATTGCTCAGTGTATTCACTCGTTGGAATGAATACACAGTGCAGTGTTTATTAGTATGCCTGTCTTTTAACCACATCAGGCTCGGTGGTTCTCGTGTACCCCTACAGCGAGAAATCGGATAAACTCTATTCACCCCTACAGAGAGCAAAAGAGAAACGCCGATGAACAACTCATGGTGGCAGGAACTAATGCATTTTTTCCTGCAAGGAATGACACTTAAACAGTTGATTCATATGCTAATCATCCTGATCATATTGATTATTGTTATGCCTGTAAGCGTAAAAGAATGGATAAACCTGCATAATCCAGAAATCCTTCCTCATTACTGGATGTATTACATCCTGTTGTTTTGCGTTAGCTATGTGCTTAACGGCGTTGTTAATTCCGCTTATCACGCTGTGACTGAAAGAATTGAGATATTCGCTGCTCAGAAGCGCAAATCTAAAGAAGAGAAATACGTGCAAGATTTGTTTGATTCGTTAACTCTTGGAGAAAGAGCGTATTTGGCATTCGCTGTAGCCGCTAATAACCAGCTAAAGACAGAAAAGGGAAGCCCTGAAGCAATCTCATTGCTCGAAAAAGGGCTTCTTATTCGGGTACCTTCTGCTACTGGATATCCTGAAATCGACCGTTTTGTTATCCCGGAACGCTATAGAAATGAGTGCTACATTAGGTTTGCTGGGAAGAAAGACAGTCTTATGGATGAACTTATCGCTCAGGATAAGCATGGCAAAAACAAGTAATTAGCAAATTAATTTATCATCTCGCCGTCAGTTGTTTTGATTTCCGGTAGCCTGCCGCGTAAAGAGCTACGTTCGGAAGACAAGTTGAACCTTCATATTTTCTGGTCAACGTTGTCAGAGTTATAACTTCTGCTCTCATTGCTGGTTTGCGCTTGCATTGCAAGACCACTCGTGAAGGGGTTGGTCTGTGTAGCTTGTCGGAGCTGATCGCCTCCTGACTTTGCAGATTTGCGCGACGGGCTCTACGGCGAGAAGCTGCGGTGCCTTTAAATTTTGTTTTTCTGGACATAGATTCCTCCCGAATAAACTTTGGCGATGCAATCTCGAAGCTCCTCCTGAGACGGTTGCTTCGGCATTGCATCCCACAGCTTATGTGGTTGGGTGATCTGGCTTTTCAGCCACGTAGTCGAGAGTTCGACGTTGTTTAAAGAGCCTGCCAGTCTGTTCCGTTTGGCTTCCAGCGTCCTGCTGATGGTGATAATAATGAACTATTGGTTCGATACAATCAAGAACCATAAGTACGAAATTTTGTTGTTCATTCGTTTCCTCGAGATATGGTTTTGATATATAAGGTATTTTATTTTTGTAAATGTTGAGGATGAAGGTGATGGGGCAGGGATCAGGGTTGCACTGTTTAGCAAGTTGTATCTATCAGTTTTTCAATAAATACAATCGATTATGTGTTTTTAGGTGGGCGAACGTTGGGCAAAGAAAACCCGGCACTGAGGCCGGGTGTGTATTAGGGGGTTGAGACTCCAGAGAGCAATCCGTAGATTTTATATACAGCAAATGCTAATGCTGGCAAGCCAAGGGCCCATTTGATTATATCAAGCTTAACATCACTAAGCTTACCTTCTAACTTTGCCTCTTGAACAGAAAGAGCTGCATCGATCTTTTTTGATTGGGAGTCAAGGGCACTCTCAATTCTACTCGATTGTATGTCCAGACGACTGTTGATTTGTTCGTGCTGAGTAACAACTAAATGCTTCATCTCCTTTATATCTGAAGCCATTAGTTCACGCCATTTGGCCATATCAGCCTGCATTTTTGAGGCCACTGCATCCACTTCAGCTTTATTTGCCTTCAGAAGTGCCTGTATTTCGTTTCTGCTCAAATCGGACATTGCGGTTCCCTGTATAGGAGTTTCCTCGTACGGTGGGATAACATTAGATTGTCCTTTACAATCGGCAACCCCTCCTTTATCTACGATTGTAGCAGTTAGCTGGGAATTGGTCGCATCATCCACCATGTTTTTTGGTGAATAAGAGGAAATAGGCGTAGAAAACAGATTACCTTTTGCTGTTTCCATGAACATCATGAAATCGCGAGTATTAACGTTATTCAGGGAAACTTGCAGTGGTTTAACAATACTTGATGTTTTGTAAGTAATAGTTAAATCACCTACTTCTTCCGGTTGTTGCATTACGACTTCGCTCCATTAGAGTTTTGTGCCTCTAATTGTTCGAAAAGAAGAACTATATTCTCCTGAAGAGCCTTTAGTTGTGCCATTGGCATTATCACAGTGCATTGCTGATTGAGTTCATTTACAGAGCCTATCTGCATATTCGCTCTACCTGGTTGATCTGGTATATCATTTTGGGATAGTACCGCAGGTATTGACTTGTTTGCGATAAAATGTATACAAATGAGATTTTTTTCCGCTCCCGGTAGTGGAGCAAAACTAGCGAAGTCCGCATAGGTTTCAATATAATCCACAGATGGTTTAATTTTGACCGGTTCCATAACGCCTCTCATCAAATATTGTAGGTTTTTTAATTCAATGTGTTAAATGTTGGTGGTGTGTTATTTAAAGTTATTTTGACATCCACCACGCCCTGAAGGACGGGGCTTGTCGCGTACTTGAAGTCACAAACTTTTCAGCCACTCCCTTGCCTCGATGTCATCCAGATGACGAGATTGCTTCAGAATACCAGCCACATACTCCACCTTTGCTACTTGATGATAAGGTAACGTTATTGGCCTGTGGTCCTGGTTGATGCTTGTAAATTGGTATTCTCCATCTCTGTCATAGCCAAGAATCTTGATCATGTTGTGTCCTTCAACGGTTCTGACAAACACCTCATCCCCCGGGAATACTTTGGTGTTAGGCTCAATGAGTACATATTCTCCTGATTTTATTCTGGGCCACATGCTGTCTCCTTTCACACGAAGACCAAAGGCATCTGGATCATCACTATAAATCTTGAGCCACCCATCGCGCTCTTCGGTCATCTCGATGGCACCATCAACACCAAGAATTGCCTCACCAACCACGCGCACTAACCCTTTTTTTAATTTGCCAACAAATGAAAGAGTATTATCTTCATCATTCGCTCCATTTAACGAAGTGCCGTGCTGAAGCCAAACAACATCAACGTTTAGAAATTTCGCAAGCGCATTCATTTTTTCCTGACGCGGTAAAGACTCAGCATTAAACCATTTGCTAACGCCTTTGGACGAAAGAGAAAGGGCACGGGCTATGGCCATACCCCTACCATGTTCATCAAGACCAGCTTCTTTACAGGCTTGCGCTAGCCGCTGGGCGAATTCTTTGCGCACTTTTTCATTCTGAACCATGAGTACGATACTAAAGCACTTGCAAAAACTTTCAGTTCAACCATAATGCGTACTAAAAGTACGAAAAAGGGATATTCCTATGCAAAATCTTGATGAGCCGATTAAAGGTGTCGGCATCCCTGAAGTTGCGAAGGCTTGTGGAGTTAGCGAAAGGGCTGTCTATAAGTGGCTCAAAAACGGCTTCCTCCCTAAGACTGAGTTTTTTGGGAAAACGAAATACGCCTCAAAAATCGAAGAGATTTCTGGTGGCAAATATCAAGCAAGCGAATTGCTTGAAATAAGCAAAAAGAACCTTCTGGCAGCATAAGTAACCCCGCTCTTTGTAACAACGGACATTCGTCCTACGTCGCTGAAAAGCGAGTCCCAAGATATCTGACCAACTAAGGCCATATGCGTTTCCACGCATACCTTTCAACTAACTATTCACTATTGGAAATCTTAAGAAATGGAAAGAACAAGTTACAGCAAACTATCACAGCGTGACGTTGATCGCGCAGAAACAGATTTACTTATCAATCTGTCAACTATTACCCAGCGCGGTCTGGCAAAGATGATTGGCTGTCATGAATCGAAGATAAGCAGAACGGACTGGCGGTTTATTGCTTCGGTCCTGTGTGCTTTCGGAATGGCATCAGACATCAGTCCGATTAGCAGGGCTTTTAAGTATGCGCTTGATGAAATCACAAAGAAAAAATCCCCGGCTGCCACCGAGGATTTTAAGCAAATTGATATGCAATTCTGAGGGAACTACTGGATCAATCCACAGGAGTCATTATGACAAATACAGCAAAAATACTCAACTTCGGCAGAGGTAACTTTGCCGGACAGGAGCGTAATGTGGCAGATCTCGATGATGGTTACGCCAGACTATCAAATATGCTGCTTGAGGCTTATTCGGGCGCAGATCTGACCAAGCGACAGTTTAAAGTGCTGCTTGCCATTCTGCGTAAAACCTATGGGTGGAATAAACCAATGGACAGAATCACCGATTCTCAACTTAGCGAGATTACAAAGTTACCCGTCAAACGGTGCAATGAAGCCAAGTTAGAACTCGTCAGAATGAATATTATCAAGCAGCAAGGCGGCATGTTTGGACCAAATAAAAACATCTCAGAATGGTGTATCCCTCAAAACGAGGGAAAATCCCCTAAAACGAGGGATAAAACATCCCTCAAATTGGGGGATTGCTATCCCTCAAAACAGGGGGACACAAAAGACACTATTACAAAAGAAAAAAGAAAAGATTATTCGTCCGAGAATTCTGGCAAATCCTCTGACCAGCCAGAAAACGATCTTTCTGTGGTTAAACCGGATGCTGCAATTCAGAGCGGCAGCAAGTGGGGGACAGCAGAAGACCTGACCGCCGCAGAGTGGATGTTTGACATGGTGAAGATTATCGCACCATCAGCCAGAAAACCGAATTTTGCTGGGTGGGCTAACGATATCCGCCTGATGCGTGAACGTGACGGACGTAACCACCGCGACATGTGCGTGCTGTTCCGCTGGGCATGCCAGGACAACTTCTGGTCCGGTAACGTGCTAAGTCCGGCCAAACTCCGCGACAAGTGGACCCAACTCGAAATCAACCGTAACAAGCAACAGGCTGGCGTGACAGCCGGAAAATCAAAACTCGACCTGACAAACACTGACTGGATTTACGGGGTGGATTTATGAAAAACATCGCCGCACAGATGGTTAACTTTGACCGTGAGCAGATGCGCCGGATCGCCAACAACATGCTGGAACAGTACGACGAAAAGCCGCAGGTACAGCAGGTAGCGCAGATCATCAATGGTGTGTTCAGCCAGTTACTGGCAACTTTCCCGGCGAGCCTGGCTAACCGGGACCAGAACGAACTGAACGAAATCCGCCGCCAGTGGGTGCTGGCTTTCCGGGAAAACGGGATCACCACAATGGAACAGGTTAACGCAGGAATGCGCGTAGCCCGTCGGCAGAATCGACCATTTCTGCCATCACCCGGGCAGTTTGTTGCATGGTGTCGGGAAGAAGCATCCGTTATCGCCGGACTGCCAAACGTCAGCGAGCTGGTTGATATGGTTTACGAGTATTGCCGGAAGCGAGGCCTGTATCCGGATGCGGAGTCTTATCCGTGGAAATCAAACGCGCACTACTGGCTGGTTACCAACCTGTATCAGAACATGCGGGCCAATGCGCTTACTGATGCGGAATTACGCCGTAAGGCCGCAGATGAGCTTGTCCATATGACTGCGAGAATTAACCGTGGTGAGGCGATCCCTGAACCAGTAAAACAACTTCCTGTCATGGGCGGTAGACCTCTAAATCGTGCACAGGCTCTGGCGAAGATCGCAGAAATCAAAGCTAAGTTCGGACTGAAAGGAGCAAGTGTATGACGGGCAAAGAGGCAATTATTCATTACCTGGGGACGCATAATAGCTTCTGTGCGCCGGACGTTGCCGCGCTAACAGGCGCAACAGTAACCAGCATAAATCAGGCCGCGGCTAAAATGGCACGGGCAGGTCTTCTGGTTATCGAAGGTAAGGTCTGGCGAACGGTGTATTACCGATTTGCTACCTGAACCGCCCCGGGAATCCTGGAGACTAAACTTCCTGAGAAAGAGGTAAACAGGATGACTAAAAATACTCGTTTTTCCCCCGAAGTCCGTCAACGGGCAGTCCGTATGGTTCTGGAAAGTCAGGAT